AAACAGTGGATAGACCAATCTAGTAAATTTATTATGGATAATGGATTTATCTATGGTGCTACTGGCAGAAAGAGAAGACTACCTAATGTCAATTCTGACAATCAAGGAATACAAAGTCATGAGGTTAGATCAGGTATGAACTTCTTAGTTCAATCCGTAGCCTCTGATATAAACTTACTAGGTGCTATTGATATGAACTCTTATATCAAGACAACAGGCATGAGGTCAAGAATCTTTGCATTAGTACATGATTCAATTCTAGCAGAAGTACCTGACTGCGAAGTCAATAGATACTCACAAGAGTTGCAACAATTTATACAACAGGATAGAGGATTTAGTATTCCAGGAACTCCAGTAGGTTGTGACTTTGATATTGGTGATGACTATTCCTTTGGGAAGTTTGAAGCCAAGTATGATATATGATAAAATAAAATTCCCTATCTTTGTATTGCATACAGATGATATAATGTCTGTAGACGGAATACTCTGGATAGAAAACCAAGTTCTAGATGATACAAATATGAAGGGAGAAACGCTCGGCATGAGGAGACTACAAAGTCCGATGCCTAGTATATATCCTTTGAAGTATATGATTAAAGATATAAGAGCTTACCTTGACCATCAAGGTAAGTTCTACATTGATACTAGAGGCCGTTGGTTTAGAAAAATAAAAACAATAAAAGCAAAGCTAAAGTACCATAAGATACTAAGAGTAGAGCAGAAAGAAGTAGTAAGTGTTCTATGGGTAAAAGATTGCCCTTATCCTTTCACTCTTGACAGACCTATTGCAGAAAGTGAAACTTGGGTAGGTCTACTATACAGAAATAAAATGCCTTGGCTAGTGTACGACACAGCAACTACTAAACAGAAAAATTCATGGAGAAAGATATGATAATAGTATTAGATAATATATTTATGCCTAATCAAGTAAAAGTATTTATAGAAGCGTTAACTCCTTCTATGCAAGAACCGTCGTTCTTTAAGTATGGAGCTACCCACACAAGTTCTCGTATGTGCAATAGAATACTAGAAAAAGCCCACGAACACATAGACTTAACAAAGAGTATAGGCTATGAGTACTGGACTCAACAAAATACTAAGCCTGCGGGGCGTCATCAAGATAAAGATGAAAAAGCTTTTAGCAAAGGAATAACAAGATTCCCTATGTGTTCAATAGTATATTATCTAACAGTAGATAGTTTAGTTGGAGGAGAATTAGTAGTTAATGATGTAGAGATATCCGCTATACCAAATAGATTAGTAATATTTAAACCAGGTCTAGAACATTATGTAAGACCGTTTACAGGTAATAGAGTTTCTATTGCAGTCAACCCATGGGAAACAAAGCTGTACAAATGAAAGAGTTTTTAATAAAAAAAGAGGAAATGTACTTTGATACTATTGCTTCTTATATACAGCCACCTTTATACACTAGATTAGCAGTTTGGCAAGAGTGGTTAGAAAGTGGGATGTCTGATTTCATGTATTCCTATCGGAGTGCTTTAAGTATAGACCCTTCCGAAATTAATAATGCATTCGGGGGCTTGAGACACAATAGTATCTCATTTAGGTGGTTTTATTTTTATGAAATGACTATAGATACGATCACCTATATAAAAGCAGGTCATTCTAAGAACCCTACGTCAAGGTGTGAGAGCATGAAAAAAGATTTAAGTTTCTCAAATCAAGGTATTATAGTAGGTGAGCCAACGATATTTCCTTTGGGGTTTCTTACTCAACGTGAATCACTGACTATAGAACAAGAAATATTTTGCAAACTAAAAAATTTAGGTGCATTGGAACGTACACCCTTTATAGTCGAGACTTTTGTGGGAAATACGGTTGGCATACCCACTACCCTATTTGACGGAGCTACTGAAATGTTTCAATATACATCAGACGATGAGTATAAAACGGAAGACTTAATAGAAACAATAGAGGGTTTGGCTATTATTGAGGCTAGACGTCTTGAATGTGTAAGACAACTAAAACAATTTAAAATACTAAACTGGTTAAGAGCATGAAAGCAGTTATAAGCGACAGAATATACTTAGAAGTATTACCTGCACAACAGAAAAAGATTGACGATGAACTGACGTATGCCATACCGTCGTTCAAATTCGGTGACCCACCACTCATTATAAAAAACATGGCACTTATAAGACAGGGACTAGTAGCGATACCGGTGGGCAGATTAGACCTAATCCCTGCAGACCACGAGGTTGTAGACAAGAGAACTACAGTCCCAGTAGACTTCCCCAAGTTTAATTTGACATTAAGACCAAGTCAACAATCAGTCTATGACGAGATTGGAGATGGCGGCATAATTAACGCTTGGGTGAGTTGGGGTAAGACATTTACAGGTCTTGCCATAGCTGCGAAACTAGGACAGAAAACCCTAGTGATAACCCACACTTTAGCTCTAAGAAAGCAGTGGGAAGATGAAGTAAAGAAAGTTTTTGATATCACGCCTGGAATTATAGGCAGTGGTAAATTTGAATTAGATAGTCCAATTGTTATTGGGAATATACAGAGTCTTTACAGAAAGATTCCGCAAATAAGACAAGAGTTTGGCACTCTCATACTTGACGAGATGCACCATGTTAGCGCAAGGTCATTTTCTAGAATAGTAGATAAAAATTGTGCTAGGCATAAGATTGGACTGTCAGGAACACTACAAAGAAAAGATGGTAGGCATGTTGTCTTCCGAGATTACTTTGGAGATAATGTTCTAAAACCACCAAAGGAAAACTTTATGATGCCTAAAATTCATATCCTACAAATGGATATAAGGTTCATGGACGGAAATGGTATTCCTTGGGCAAACAGAATTAATGAGTTAGCTTACAACCCAGAGTACCAACATTCTGTGGCAATGGCTGCGTCATCGTACGCCGCTAAAGGTCACAAAGTGTTAGTGGTATCTGATAGAGTAGACTTCCTCAGGAACTGCGCGGAGCTCACTGGTAGTAACGCAGTTTGTGTGACGGGCAAAGTCCATCACGAAGATAGAGCCGATATATTACAACAGATATATGAGGATAAAGACGTTCTGTATGGAACACAGTCTATATTCTCTGAGGGTATTTCTCTAAATATTCTAAGCTGTTTGATACTCGCAACACCAGTAAACAACGAGCCGTTACTTACACAGCTCATAGGAAGGGTAATTAGAGATTACGAAGGTAAACAACAACCAGTGATAGTAGATATAAATCTAATAGGCAAAACTGCAAAGAGGCAGGCTAGTCTACGCATGGGGTACTATATGAAAGAGGGATATGAGATATCAACCTTGTAAGGACCTCCGAAAAATACTACTTGACATTGGTTTCAAAAATTGTTATAATATATGATAAAATATAATTGGGAAAAGATAAATAGTGAGACCAACGGAGATTCCACTTCAATTCTTACTATAGTCCATTTATTGACTTATAAAAGAGTTCCTGCTAGTAGGAAAGACAAGACTTATAAATACTTCGGTAAGAGTTTTGTAGGGGATAGCTTTTTGCTAAACCCTAGACAGTTACTAGTAGAGAGGAAAAATTATAGCAATAAAGAAGCTGCGGAATATATCGCAATCGCTTCTTACCGAAATTATTTTAATTATAAACAGACAGGACAGACAACACTAGAGTTGATACATCTACCTGTCACGACAACGATAGTAAATCGCAACAGAATGCTTCGGATTGAGAATGGTCTAGTACACTTTCTCTTTGAAGATAACGCTAAATGGAGAAACAAATGGCATTAAAATTTGGAGAAGCACAGGGGAGTGCAAAAAAATCCTCAATAGATCAGTACACTTACAAAGAAGGAGATAATATCTTCAGACTAGTAGGAGACATATTACCAAGATATGTTTACTGGATCAAAGGTGAGAACGGCAAAAATATTCCTATGGAATGTTTAGCTTTCGACCGTAACACAGAAACGTTTAATAACAAGGAAAAAGATTTCGTAAGAGAGTTCTTCCCTGATTTAAAATGTGGATGGGCATACGCTATTCAAGCTATAGACCCACAGGATGGCAAGGTTAAAGTTGTCAATCTAAAGAAAAAACTAATGGAACAAATCATGGTAGCCGCAGAAGACTTAGGCGATCCAACTGACCCTGAAACTGGGTGGGATGTTTGTTTCCAAAGAGTTAAGACTGGACCAATGGCATTTAATGTCGAGTACAGACTACAAGCACTTAAGTGCAAACCAAGACCGTTAACAGAGTCAGAAACAGCCGCATGTGCTGAGCTGCGTTCTATGGACGATGTTCTTGCAAGACCAACTGCAGATGCTCAATTAGAGCTACTACAGAGAGTAACCCAACCATCAGAAGAAGCAGGCGCTCCTTCAGATGTTGATAACGAATTCAAAATTAGTTAGGGGGGATTATGAAATATACAATAGGCTCATACTTTCCAGAATTTTATGCAAAAGCTGTAGATGCTGATAATACAATTATTGACATTGAAGTA